AACTATGTGGTAGCAGCACGACAATCACAGACGTACACACCAAACACCGCTGCAATTGCTGCAGTTTCGGGATAAAAGAAATATCTTTACATGGATTTTTCTGAAAAGTAAAGCAACTTTACAAACACCCGAGAAAACATTACAAAATGATGTCAAACGAATAAAAAGAGAAAAGAAAAGATATTACAAACAATATATAATTCAAGTAAAATACAAACAAGATGGCAAAACCAAAGTTCGACTATGATAGCGAGGACTTCTACAAAGAGATATATGCCCTCGCTATGCAAGGTCTCCAAGATGGGGAAATTGCATATGCTCTAGGTGATAGTCTAGGGGTTGCGGGATTAACGCCCACTACATTTTCAGAAATGAAAGCGGGTAAATACAAAGGATGGAATGATGAAGAGAACGCAAAAAGGGGTGCTCGTATCTCCGAAGAGTTAGCACACGGACGTTCTCGAGTACTAGGAATTGTAAGGGGTAGATACCTCAAAGCAGCCCTCGGAGGCATTAAGGTGAAAGGCAAGGTTGTACGTATGAGGTACAATGTTGTCAATGGCGTTGCTGACAAGAATAACCGCATAGAGGATATCACCGAGTCAGAGCAAGAGACAGCACCAAACATGCAAGCACTTGCTAACTTCCTTTACCACCATGACCCTCAGTTTAGGAATATCCAAAGGGGCATAGAGGATAGTGACGTGCAGATAAAGGTCAAGAATGGCGTAAGCATATCTGCATGGCTTGAGAGAGAGAACGAGTTAGAGAAAGAAGAGGGCGGGCAATGAGTAAGATATATGAGTTCGACCCTATCATCTTTCCTACAAAGGTATGGGTGGCATTAGATGGCATTACCATAGATGAGATAGATAATGCTTTTGAGGCGATATATGATGATAACATAGGTATGTCGTTCAAGGAGAACAATACACTATTGGATGTCGGCGTAGATGCAAAGACTTTTATTGTAGGCAACAAAGCACAGAACATCAAGGGGTGTCTAGTCCTTATAAGGAAAGACACGCAATTGAAGTCGCTCAGTCATGAGGCATCCCATTGCGCTGATTGGCTCTTTGAGGATATAGGTGAGACGGAAAGGAGTTACAACAGCGAATGTTATGCCTATTACCAAAGTTGGGTGTTCGATTGTCTTTATAAGGTACAGAAAGGTAAAAAGTAAAACGTGAGATATGAAGAGTTATAAGATAGACCCGAAAGAAAAGGGATGGATGAGTATCAGCGGCGACACAAAGGTTATCGTAGCCCACTATAAGGACGGGCACACGGAGAGAATGGAACGTTTCGAATTTGTGGCTTATCCAAAGAGAAGAAAGAACGTTATCCAAATTGATTGCTATACCGAAGATGAGTTATGAGCAATATCGTGGATATAAACGAGAATATCCCGCATAAGGTCAGTGAGGTTGTCTGCCTATCTTGTTTGAAGAGGTGGCTAGCCGTCCGACCTATCGGGTGTAAGCTGAGGGATATAGAGTGCCCTCAGTGCCATAAGCAAGGTTATGTGATTGAAACGGGAGAAGAGTATGAGTAAGACACAGAGCGTATATTATCCGCTATATAACGACAAGGAGAAATTCATCATTCTTGTAACGGGGGGACGAGGCTGTGAGCGACCCGACCAAGAGGTGATAATGGCAGATATGACCATTAAACAGATTAAGGATATCAAGGTTGGTGACAAGGTGATGGGTGATGACGGCACACCAAGGAACGTGCTTAAAACCTATCACGGGTATAGTGAAATGTATAGAGTACATCAGACGAACGCTGAGGACTACTATGTAAACGATGGGCACATATTAAGCATAAGAAAGGGAAGAGGCATATATTCCGAAGGTCGCTATCCAAATAAAGAAGATAAGATAGATATCAATATTCAAGAGTTCTTAAAACAGAGTAAGAATTTTAGAGAACGTTGGTATGGTTATAAGGCAAACTCTATTCCTTACAAAGAACAGCCCGTAAAGATTGACCCCTATATGCTCGGTGTTTGGCTAGGTGACGGTACTTCGGTATATCCTCAGATAACAACACCCGACAAAGAGATAAAGGATTATCTGCAAGAGTATGTAGATAGAAACGGAATGGTGTTGTCATTGAATGGTAAACGTGGTAAGGCAGAAACATTACGTTTAAAGAAAAAAGGGTGTCACGATAATCCTTTTATGGAAAAGTTGCGTTTCTATAATCTTGTAGGTAACAAGCATATTCCGCAAGAGTATATAGCTAATAGTGAAGAGGTACGACTCGAGCTATTGGCTGGTTTGCTTGATACAGATGGCAATATGTCTCGTAATGGTTATGAGATAACACAGAAGAAAGAGATTATTGCAAGACAAATAAAGCTGATAGCTGATACATTAGGTTTTAGGACTTCTTTAAGAACAAGAAGAGCAAAGATATATGAAAAGGATTGTGGTATAGTATATCGGTTGTCTATTAATGGTGATGTTTGGCGTATTCCGTGTAAGATAGCACGTAAGAAAGTATATCCACATAAGAGAGCAGATTGGTTGGTTTCTAAGCTAACTATTGAATCTGTTGGTAATGGTGAATGGTGTGGTATTCATTTGGATGGAAATCAACGCTATTTACACGCAGATGGAACTGTTAGTCACAACAGTGGGAAGTCGTACAACACTTCCCGTTTCATAGAACGCCTTACCTTTGAGTATAACCCCGAGAAGAAATTAGCCCATCAGATACTATACACCCGTTTTACCATGGTGTCGGCAGCTATCTCCGTTATCCCCGAGTTTTGGGAGAAGGTGGAGGTCGATAATACAGAAGAGTATTTCTCAAAGACCAAGACCGATGTGGTGAACAATATGACCAAGGCACGTGTGATGTTCCGAGGCATACACACTTCAAGCGGTAATCAGACGGCAAAGCTTAAATCTATCCAAGGTGTCACAACGTTTGTTGTCGATGAGGCTGAGGAATGGGTGTCGGAAGAAGAGTTTGAGAAGATTATGCTCTCTATTCGTGTCAAAGGACTGCAGAATAGGGTAATCATCATCATGAACCCATGCGACTCTAACCATTGGGTGTATAAGCGGTTTATCAAGGACACGCATAAGATAGAGTATTTCGATGGCGTACCCGTACAGATAAGCACACACCCGAACGTACTACATATCCATACTACATACCTTGATAATATCAATAACCTTTCCGAGCAGTTCTTGAAAGAGGTGCTTGATATGAAGGTCAAGAACCCTCAGAGGTATGCGCATATCGTCATGGGGCAGTGGGCAGATGTTGCTGAGGGTGCTGTGTTCAAGAAATGGGGTATCGTTGATGAGTTCCCGAGCTATGCAAAGAAGATAGGAAGATGTATCGACTTTGGATATTCAAATGACGTTACGGCTATCGCAAGGTGTGGTGTTATAGATAACCGCTTGTATATTGACGAGCTCTGTTACCGAAATGCTATGACAAGCGGCGATATTATCCGTGAGCTTAGACAAGAGGCGGACAGAGGTGATGATGGTTTTGTATATTCCGAGAGCGCAGACCCACGATTGGTAGATGAGATAGCGTTAGGCGGTATTATCATATACCCCGTGGCTAAAGGTGCTGGCTCTATTGAGGCTGGTTTGTCAAAGATGCTTGACTATGAGATTTATGTAACTAAGCGTTCCTTGAATACACAAGATGAGTTGCGAAACTATGTCTATGCAAAGGATAAGTTCGGTAACTACACAAACGTACCCGAAGACCACGACAATCACATACTCGATGGTGTACGGTATTATTTTTTACATAATATCTTAGGGCATCCATTGGTGAAGAAGAAGGTTACTAAGCAAGAGTTGGGCGTTTATTGATAATACTGATTAAGACACTAAACAAGGGCGGTACATGTTACTGCCCTTTATCTGTAACGCAAGTTGTAACGCCTTACCCAAAAAGTTGTAACGCTTTTTATGCTGATATTTCAGTATCTTTGCTGTTTTGGGTATTATTTTGAAAGTGTAACAAGTAATAATAGATGTGGTATTCGTACTATCTCTTTTATTCGTATCTTTGCAGCAGAGTATTAATAATCAAAATATTTAGCTGAGTCAGAACAAATAGAAATGGTCGTATTAGTTACGGTGGTGATGGTTTAAAGCGAACCACGTTCCGTACTGCTGAGAACATCAATAGTACAGCAAGCCGCCTTGCCCGACAAGCAAATGCTGTTGGTAACATAAGACGAGCACAGCAAGTTAGAGAGATAGCTTCACGATGGACTTCATCAAGAGAAATAGCAGGTTCAAGACCTTTCCTTACTATTGGTGGTGCAAGAACACAAGAAGGTACTTTAGCTACTACTCTGATGACAAACGCCATGAGAGCAACTAATGAAGATAGAGCTGCAGCGGCTGCAAAGGGTAGTATAAATGGTTAATATCTGATAATTATGGGTGAGTATGTAGATATCACAAGAGGCGGTGAACGAAAAAGTTCACGAGGCTCTGAGAGACTCGAGCGTCCTAGGCAGACAGTTGATTTGGATAGCCGCAAGTTCAGAAGTGCGGTGTCAAGAGCACAAAGGCAGACGGATAACAATGACCATGGCGGTGCTAGTGTTACCATGGCTAAGGCGTTCGGGTACAACGATATTGCCGATAGGCTAAACAAGGTCAACAAAGAGCATGCTAAGGTCGGCTACCTCAGAAGTGACTTGTACGAGCGTAGAAACAAGCTCGAGAGTGAATTGGAAGAGCGTATAGAAAAGAACTATGGCGCAAGAGGACTTGATGCTTGGATAAAAGGTAAATCATAAATGATAGCCGTTAGCAATAGCGGCTATTATTAATTATGTGTCTTTGTGTTTATAAGTTAATAAACGCAAAATATGATAAAATAACCACAAAATATTTTGCAGAACCAATTATTCTACTTATCTTTGCAGAGGTATTTGTGAGCCGTCTTGTCACTGTGGCGGTCTATAGAAATATACATGGGGATTTGAAAGATGGTAGCTACAGTGACGATAAGCTGCCGCTTTCTTTCCCCAATTTTTTCCGTAGGCTGTGACGGGTTAAGTATCACGCAAGCGACTATGAGATACATCGTAGATAATGAGAACCTTTTCGGCTATGTGGTTGATGAGCCTAACAAGGTAACGGGTTATGTAGGTATGGTTGTGATGGCTGTTGACGTTGAGAAAGGCGGCGACCCAACGCTGATAGATAGGGTAGTAGTCGCTGCTGATTACAGAGAAGCCACTAAAGAGGACTTCAAGCATTTCCGTATTGTTCCACCAACAGACTTGTAAGAGTATGAAGCCAATTGAGTTCAGTGGTTGTAATGCCGTTTACGGCAAAGACCAAGATGGTGTAATTCCATTGCCCGTGTGTAAGTTCGAGGATGGTGAGGTCGTTTCGTGTTGGCGGCTGACGTGGAAAGAAGCCTTAAAGCTCCTTTTTAGGCGTAAGATTTGGGTTAGCGTGCTTACTTATAATAAGCCGCTGCAACCTATCTGTGTGAGTGAAGAGCCGTTAGTAACCTATACTAGATAATGTTATGACTGAGCAAGAGATATTGCAGAGGATTTCTGAGACGAGAAAATCAATATCGGCACTGAAAGGTGAGCTGATGAAACTCAGAAGAGAATATATCAATAACTATGCGCCATATCCAACTGGCACAAAGGTAAGGGTTGTCGGCACAAAAGATATTGGTATAGTCTTAGGGTATGAATTCACATACAACACACTCCGCCCTCTTGTAGCCAAAATGAAGAAAGATGGTACAGCGCACGCAACAGCACGCTTGTTTGTGTTGACAATAAAACAAATAGAAAAGGTAGAAGTATGATAGTACATAAAAATCAATGGTGGTGGGGCATCTCTGAAAACATTATCGTTGATGGCGGTGTCGGCATGGTCGAAATCCAATTCGATTATGATATGCCCAATACGGGGTTTATAAAAGGTCTGAGTGTCCTAGAAGAGCATAGGCGTAAGGGCGTAGGCAAACGGCTTTTGGAGGCTTGTGCAGAAAGGGCATTAGCGAGAAACATGAAGTTCTTGCAGCTAGAGGTCGAGTTCGCCTCGGGTTGGCTGAAAGAATGGTACGAGCGTTTGGGCTTTGTAGTCCTATCGAGAGAAAAATGTACTTACGTAATGATTAAGAACCTATGAACAATAATTTGAATATTTCCGAGAGCGCAAGCCAATGCGACAAGATTAAGGCGTGGTTAGAAGATGGTCGCACCATTACAAGTTGGGATGCTATCATGATGTTTTCGTGTACGAGGCTATCAGCTCGTATATGGGATTTGAGAGAAAGAGGTATGGATATTAAGGTACGCAAGAAAGTGACACAAAAAGGCACTATCGTTGCAGAATATTACCTTTAATCCTTAAACAAAGTTAAAATCTGCAAGAAAGTTTCGATTTTTCTTGTTTGTTAAAAAAGAAATGTTTATCTTTGCAGTATAAAAATATGAGTGAGGTTTTAGGTTTTTAGATTTTAGTCATGTGTTTTTCAAAGCTGCCAACGTCTGTGAAGATATAGGCAGTTTCCTAAAAGAGAATAGTACAAACAATATAGAGCGTGAGGCACACGTTAGAAAACTGTAAGATATATGACATCTAGAATTATCAAGACTAACAACGAGGTCATTGAGGTTACGCCAAAGAACGGCACGGACTTCAGTCTTGAAGAGTTGCAAGAGATAGTCGGCGGTTACATTGAGATACTGCCTTTGCAAGATAACGAGATTATGGTTATTAACGAAGAGGGTAAGCTTGATGGCTTGGATTACAACTCTAAGGCAACCGAAGAGGTGCAGAAATGCGGTTGGGCTGACTTTATTGTCGGTGATGTATTGGTTTGTGACACTCAAATGGTAAAGTGATATGGATAAGAAGATAAGAAAAAAGCTCTTAGAGGATTATTTCAGCAGTGAGCAAGAGCTAGCTGAAATGGCTATTGAGCGTTTAGAGAAGAGAAACCCATTTGCGTTCGTAAGAGAGAAGACCGTACACAGCAAAGAAATTGACGAAGAACAGTTCTTTGGTGACATTGATAGGATGGTTAAGTTCCTTGGTGAGTTGAAGAAGCAAGGTTACACTCGGTTGGTGCAGAAATGGCACGGCTATGAGGATAACGGCTTTTATGCTGAGAAAGATGAAGATGAGACGTACGGTGAGATGCTTGGGCGTTTCTGGCGTATGGCAAACGAAGAGGTGAGTATCTTAGAAGACGAGATAGAAGAGGCTGATAAGAGAAAGGCAAAGATTGCTGAGTTAGAGAAAGAATTAAAAAGACTCAAGAATGGGCTATGAGACGAGATACATTTACCCAAACGACAAACAAGCGTATCAATAAAACATTGCTGCCTCCATCATGGCACGATGACGATATGCACTTGAGCGACAACGACCCGATGGTAGAAACGGCAGATGCGTTTCATGAGCCTAGTATGGTTGATGCGAATAGTATTGATAGTTACAACGAGTTCATCGAGCACCCCGTGTACGACAGAGACGGGCACATAAAGGGGTATCGGACAGAGGTCGTAGGTAAGAAGAAGAAAAAGCGTTCTTTGAAAGATTGACACAAGCGGCACTAGTACAGATTTCCGTGCAGCCCTTCTATATCCGTGTGCAGTGTGCCAAATTGGGCTAGGCTCGCTGAGACGATACAAGGTGATGGTATTTACGGTAGCGATAGTTGCGCCCGTTATGTGGGTTGCTCTATGATAGGGGGCTTTTGGCGTGACGGTTGTCTGAGAGTGCGAATAAAGGTAGAATGTAGGTAGTTGGGCTTAAAGCTCCAATGAGAAGGTCATTTGGTAATACGCCATAAAGGTAAACTGAATGGTACTCGAAGATAACTTGCAAGAGCCGTTTCGCCTTATTCACAAGTCTGTGCAGTGCCGCTTTTATATATGAGCCGTTAGTTAGGCATGAGCGTAAACTTGCCCTTGGGAGGCTTTAAGGATAGGGGCAAATTCCCGCCCCGAAAGTACCTCGTGGTAGTCTTATATGCGATATAAAACGGGTGACGGCTCTTTCATAAATCACTGAGATAGTGAGGTATCTATTTAGTAATTTGGTTTTTAATTATTTATTTTTGGTTATTTTTTTCTGCCCACGGTGGTGGGCACTTGGTTCTGTAGCTCAGTAGGATAGAGCAATTGTTTCCTAAACAATAGGTCATGGGTTCGAGCCCCATCGGAATCACTGTTATTTTGCGAGATTTTTTTGGTTAAACAAAGCCAACGGCGGTTGGCAACGGACTCTTAGCTCAGTTGGATAGAGCAACGGACTTCTAATCCGTAGGTCGTGGGTTCGAATCCTACAGAGTTCACTAAAATTGATTATGATTATGAAACAGAGAACATCATTTATCGAAAGGCTGAAAATAGCTTTTTATGCGTTGACGAAAGACTACTATGTGTTCGTTGGCGTTGACAAGGACGCTATCCTTTGGAATGAGGACAGCAGCTACAATAGCATTGACAAGTCGAAGGTGGCTATGCTATCGTATATTGCCGATGAGCCGAAGATATGGTCTGAGGCTGAGAAAGAGGTATATACGTTCCATGATTTCTTTTGGCGTGTCATAGAGATTACGGCAAAGAAAGCGCAAGAAGGTGAGTTTTGATTTTAAGTAAAACGACTATGGCATTAATTAGAACATACACAACTATTGAGCAAAGCCGTAAGCTTGCTGAGATACTACCGTATAATAGTGCGGATTCGAAATGGTTCTTTTGGAAGGATGACCCTGATGCGTTGAAATCTCCATCTTTTGGATATAGTGAGATTGTTGCTGAAAGTTATAAAGAAACAGATGCAATATATCTTCCTTGTTGGTCGCTTGCAGCGTTGATTAGTGTTCTGCCAAACCCTTCATTGCATAAAACTTATAATGGTTGGCGATGCGACACTTATAATGAGAATTGTACTTTCTGCCACATAGGAGACACAGCAAGCAACCCAATTGATGCTTGTGTGGCTATGATTGAGAAGTTGCATGAAACAAAAATGTTGTGACCATGGATTATAAGAAGAAATACGAAAAGGCGAACAATGTATTGAAAGAAATACAAAAAGCGATAGATAATCGTGAAATGGACGGTGTTGATTTCTGCGAGCAAGTTTGCTATCTACTTAAAGAATATAACAAATAAGGCTATGGGTGAAAAAGAGTTAAGAACAGCATTGACGCATTGGCTGATTTGCAAGAAAGATTTCGGGGTGTTCAAGAAAGGTGAACACTATTGGCTTGAGCTGCTTGTAAACGGCAACCTATACGGGCGCAGTGATAATGTTAAGGAGGTCGAGATTAAAGACTTCCCCTACGACAGATTTTATAAAATATTCGCTTTATCAGTAGAAAAGGTATGATGAGTATCAAAGAAAAGGCAGAAGAGTTGGTCGAAAAAAGAGTAGAACTCTCGAGAGAAGAAAGCATTGCTTATTCCCAAGGTATTGAAGATGGTGCAAACTATGTGCTTGAGCAGATTGAAGAGTTTCAGAAACTGT